TGCATCAATTTGACCACCACCTCCAGAGCCAGAATTAAAGCCACTTGCTGGGAATGATGTAAATTCTCTATTGTATGTAGTACCGTAAGTACTATCTATACTAAGGGCCCCACCTAAACCGCCTGTAATAACATTAGTAGCATCTAGTGTATGTACCTGATCAACAGAAGGGGATGTTACACTAGTGTTAGACTCTATTGAAGTAGCTTCTATGTTATGTAACTGACCTGTATTAGGTAAAGTTAGAGTAGTAGCAGAAGACACGTCACTAGCGTCTAGTATGTTTAATTCATCAACATCAGGATTAGTTATACTTGATGCAGACTCTATATTAACACTTATAAAAGTATGTGTTTGATCTAAATCACTAGAAGTAACTTCACTTGTAGCGCTAATACTGTTTGCACTAAGTACTACCCCTAACGAAGGTTGGCTGACCTCAACCTCAGAGCGTATATGTCCACCGTACTGTTCTGCTCCGAAGAGAGAAGTACCATAGACAGCGTAACCGCTTGCTCTTAAGTTATGATCAGCCATCTTAGTTAACGCCTACTAAGCGTCACGGATAGTTATGGAAACTGCGTCTAATGAGAATGTGTTACCTGAAGTAACAGCTTGAGAAGCACTCAAAGAACCAGTAGCGTATAGTGTATCTGAACCATTTGTTAATGCCCAGAACGCTGCAGTTCCAGTACCTGTTACAGTACCTGCAGTAATTGCAGGAACGATTACACGTCGACCGTCAGTTGCACCGTTAGTTGGAGCACCTGTGTTAACTGTATCGTTACCAAGTGTTAATGTTGAAGTTGCTTGTGCGTAAGTTGTAGGCTCAGCTGAACAGATATCTAAACGAGTACCGTTAGTATCTACTACTGTAAGTCCATTGTCAAACACGGTATCAGCGATAAAAGCCATATTGTGAATCCTCTTTTAATGGTTTGAAGTAGATAGAGAGCCCCACAATCGGGACTCCCTGTATTCGTTTAGTTTATGCTAAGTTGTATTTAGCTGTTACTAATGCTTCTGGGCGTAGAATCTTACGTCCGTATAAGTGCATTCCACGAACGATGTCTGCAAATGAGTCAACGTCACGGTATGTTTCAGTCTTGTTGATTTGCTCAGCAGTTGCTACAGCAGAATCGTGACCGGCAACAATAGCACCGTAGTTAGCATTTTGGTTAACAGTTCCGTTAGTAGCTGGTCCTGTACCTACAACTGGTAGGTTGTTAGAAACGTATACGCGGAAACCATTCCACTTAGGTAATACTAAACCGTTACGCAATGCATCTGATGCACCGAAGTCAGCGTTTAAGAAACGTGAATCTTCGTCCATTAATACTTCTAGCATAATTGGGTCTATTACCAACCATCTGCCTTCTTTATCAACATTGTTTTGGTCTAATAAACGACCCATACGGTTGATTAGCATTACTGGTGAAGCATAAGCAGTTGGAAGAGCAGTCGCTCCTGGTAGACGTGCTGCTACTGGGATTGAGTGATCACCTGCTGATGTTGTTGTGATGTTACCGAAGTCACCCTTTTTCAACTTCATTGATGCAAGTAATTCGTCTGTACCTGCAGCTGCGTCAGCTTTAGTACCGTTTACTACAGTGTTAACTGCATTAGCGTTTGCATGTAAAGCAGATTGCTTATAACCTGACAAGTAACCAAGAACTTCTTGATCTAATTGGTCAGCTAAACGGAACGCAGCACGATTAGTTGCTAAGTCCATGAAGTTTACATGGCTGTGTGCTTCTTCGATATCGTCGATCTTAAATGCAAAGTAGTTTGCTTTGTCTACTGTCAACGAGAAATCTGCATCGTCTAAGTCTTGTGGAGCAATCTGTGTTCCACGCTTATATGCTGATACTGAGATTTCTGGTTCTTTGATGATTTTAACTGTATCACCTTGAGAAGCTATTTCACCGAAATAGTCTGAGTTAGTGATGTCGTTACAAATGCTCTTCTTACGGAAAGCAAGTTGTACTTTCTTTGAATAGATAACTGAAGAGAAGTTACCATTTGGCAGGTTTGTATGTCCTGATTCTGCTGCAAAAGCCATGATTAATATCCTTTATGATGTTTGGCTAGTAATAAAGATACTTAATTGTATCTCGGTTAAATGAACCTAAAACAATCTGGATAAGGGGCTGAGTTTTCAAGGGTGCAATTAGGTCAACTTGCCAGTCTTACTAATCGGGCCTTTATTGTCAGGTAATTCTTAGAGATTTATTAGTGTTCTATGACTCATTGTGAGTCTTTGAAGATGCCCTAGATGACCATGCATATCGGTCTAGTAGGACATCAACAGTTATACCATACTTGTACTTGTCTGTCAAGCACTTATTTAAGTATGTTGGTATTAACGAGCTTTGCCTGATACGTCATAAATGAACTTACCAGAGGCCATAGCTGCTTGTATCTTCTCGTAGTTATCTTCAAACTGTTTATCAGTCATTTTAGATACTTGAGATTCTTTAATCATTTGACCAGAACCATCACTGTCTACAGCAGGTGTTCCACGTTTAGCTACAGTCTTAGCTGCATCCTTAGTGGCTTTCTTCTTAGCTGCAGGGGTCATGTTGTTGTCTACTTTATACAAGTCAAT